ATTGAACATAAAAATGGTGATATTTTAAAATATTGGAGTGGCCACTTTTATGCGGGAAATTTTTGGTGGACAAAAGTTGATTTTATTAATCAACTACCAAAAACATTTGTAGATAGCTTGGATATAACAAATAGATATTTAATAGAAGGTGGTATTTTTAATAAAATGAATAAATGGAACGCCGGTATATTAAATCCTTCTTTTGATAATTTTAGTAACCTTTATAATTATATTAAAAAAGAATCATCAATAAATTCCGCAAGAATACATATTACCAGATTGTCCCATTAAAAGTTATTAATTGTTATGAAAAATAAAGTAATTATTTCAGGTTGTTCATATTCAGCATACGCCGGTTTTGCTACATCATATAGTGATAACTTAAAAAGATATGGATATAGTGTTTATAATATGTCTTGGTGTGGTTCTAGCAATGAATCTATAATAAATAGAATTTACGAGTGTATTAAAAAAAATAATGTTACTGATTCATTAATATTATGCCAATTAACTTATATACATAGGATAGGTTGGTATCATAATTTTGCTAAAAGATGGATAGACTATCAACCAAAATATATACAAACCATACCAAAATATGATGTTGAAAATGATAGTGTTAAATTTGAAATATCAATGGATGAAACATTTATGGAAGGTGGTGATAATCCAATTCCAAAAGATATAACAAATGATGAATATAAAATTCTTACTAAAATGTATAAAACTTGGTTAGAATATGTGTACGATGAAGATGAAATGTTTAACTATCTTTTATATAAAATAGATACATTAAAAGCATATGTTGATTTCACAGGTAATAAAATAGAATTTATATATTGGCCGGATATTCAAAATAAACAACAATTAAAAGAAATTGAACAAAGAAATTTTTTAAATATTGATGGTGAATATTCTATGTTAAAATGGTCTACTAAAAATAATTTAGTTGATACCACATCACATCTACATAGAGAGGGGCATATTACTTTTTCAAATATTTTAGATAATACAATAAAAAATAAATTTCATAATTTAAAACCGGATAAAAAAAATTCTTTTATTTAAAATGAAAAGTATAAAATATATTGAAAGTTATTCAAATAATAACTCAACATTAAATTATTTTAAATCTTTAGTTAAAAATGACACAATACAAATTAGTACAAGAATGGTTACCGATACCAGAAACGCAACCTTTTAATATTATAGATGTTGACATCAATAATGTTTTACAATATGAGAATGATATCAAATGGTTAATAAACAGTTTTCATAAAAGATATGAGTGGGATGGGTTTCCTAATTGGGAAATGGTTATTAATAGATTACAAACCGGTAATAATTTTTTCTTTTTATGTGAATATAATGATAAAATAATCGGTTGGGTTTGGTTTAGAAAAGGAGAAGTTGATATTAATAAAGAACATATTAAATTCTATGCAAAAACAAATGATACAACGGTATGGGGATATAATAATTTTTTAGTTTCATCTAAGTTAGTACATAGACCAAAAGATGCAGGATTTTATTGGTGTAATTTACATCTTAAACGATTATTTGATTTGGGTATTAAAGATATTCTAATTGATGTTGAAACTTGGCAAGAAGTTTCATTAAAGATGTGTGATTTAAATGGAATGAAAAAAATAGATTGGGTAAACGAATTAGTTAAAAATGCTTAAAATATATAAAAATACATTTGATATTGATAAATTAAATAAAGATTTAAACACAATAATTTCTTTATGTAAATTTGAAGACTCATCATATGGTCATTCGGTTCCGGTTATGTCCAAAGAAATGTGCCCAGGTTCTCATATTGGGTTTCATAATAACTGGCCATTCTATCATTATTCAATGGATACTATACCTTACATTTATTCTATATGGAAAATATTTAATGAAATTAGTGATGTATGCGGATTTCGTATTATGAGAAAACTACCGAATACAGCATATGGTATCCACAATGATACAGATGCGGGTAATATAATTAGAATGCAAATCCCAATTCAAACTAATGATGGTTGTTGGTTAGCATATACAGAATTGTCAGAAATAGAAGAAAGTTGGACAAACGAAAATACATATTTTAAATCCGATTTAGAAAAACGATTTGGTGATGATGTTGTATTTTATCAATTAACACCTGGTAATTTATATTATTTTAATACTAATAATATACATACATTAACAAATGAAGGTGATACTATACGATATACACTATTAATAGATTTATTGAAAACCAATAAAGCAATTCAATTTATTGAAACTAATTTTAATTAATATGAACCCGCTTAAACATTTTAATAAAGATACATTTTCGGCATCTACTTATGTCAATGGTTTAGAAAAAAATAAAAACAAAACAAAAAGAATATCTGCATGTAATTACACTTATAATGAATTGGGATTTAGAGCAGACTCAATTCATAAAGAGGGTCAAAAAATAATGACAATTGGTTGTTCAAATACTGAAGGAGTTGGTGTTGATGATAAAGATACATGGCCGGCACTATTATCTTCTATGATACCAAATTCGGTTAATGTAAATTTAGGACATGGTGGTAGAAGTAATGATTATATTAGTAGAACATTACTTACATTTTATGATTTTTTTAAACCAGATTTAGTTATCATACTTTATACGAACTTACATAGAAGAGAAATATATACAGAAGAAAACGGAATAGAAGGATTTGTCCCAACTCATTCATTTGGATATTTTAAAGATATAGCAGATGGTATTAAAAAACAAAGTATGTTATTTAAACTACAAAACGATAATGAAGATTATATTAATTGGTATAAAAATCATCAATTAATTAAATTATTTTTAGAGTCAAAAAAATGTAATTGGATATGGGATGGCAATGAACAAATACGAAAATTTTATACTGATGATAATATGTTTGATAAAGATTATTGTAATTTAACAAATGAAACTCAAAATAAATTGGTAGATATGGGAACTGATAATATACATCCAGGACCTAAACATAACTTATTGTATGCCAATGAATTATATAGATATATTTTAAATAAAAAGATTTGGTAATGTCAAATATTTGTCGTATATTGTAGTATTATAAACAATTAAACTCTAAACGATGAAACAAAAGACAGAACAAGAATTAAAGCAAAATTACGATAAGTTCATTGCAATAATCAAAAAGTATTTTAAAGGAGAAAGATTGGAGAAATTACTCCATATGTATTCCGAACAAGAATTGGGTATTAATCTTACACTATCTGCCGCATCTGGCTCAAAACACTATCACAACGCATATATAGGTGGGTATATTGACCACATCTTTAATGTATGTAAGAACGCTCTTAAAATGAGAGACCTGTTTGTAATGCAAGGTGGAGAGATTGATTTCACCGAAGAAGAATTGATATTCAGTTGTTTACATCACGATTTAGGAAAGTTGGGTATTAAAGGTGAATTACATTATTTACCCAATCAGGAAGAATGGTCTCAAAAAAAATACGGAACCCTATTTGTTCGTAATGAGAATATACCATATATGACTCTAACCGATAGAACTTTCTTTACATTGAACCACTATGGTATTCAGTATAATGAGAAAGAGTATTTTGCAATTAAACTTACTGATGGTATGTATGATGAGGATAATCAAAAGTATTTAGCTGGTCACGACTTAAAGAAACAATTAGTTTATAAGTTACAATTTATTATGCATTGGGCAGACCATATGTCGACAATCATTGAAAGACAAGATAACACAATTTAATGACACAATTTCCGATTTGTAATAAAGTTAGGGTAGTTTTGTCATAACTTTGTTACATAATTTGGGTTGGTATAGTATTTGGACTATATGGAATATTATTAACAAAAAACATTTATATTATGATTTCGTATGACTTTAACAGATTATTCGATGAGTATTTTCCAATCGAACAACCAAAGACAAGAACGACTTATGTTCAAAACAAATTCGCAGTAGACATTAAAGATGAAGCTGCAACACTTGCCCTATCAGTATTAGGTCACGACCCAAAAGATATTGAAATTAATTGCTTTGAGGACAAAATTGAAATCAAAGCTAAAAAAACACAAGAGGACAAAGAAAATCCTTTTAATCAATTGGTTTCGGATATTGAAGAAAGAGTACAAGTAGGTAAAAACTTTGATGGTAGAAAAGCAAAAGCTGAAATTAAGCATGGTATTCTCTTAATTACCATTGAAAGAAAAGAAGAGTCCAAACCAAAAAAATTAACCCCTAAAGTTGGTTAATTCAGTTATTTTTCGTATATTACAAAGGTAGGAGTTTAGTCACTTCTACCTTTTTTTATTTAAATAAATACTTATTATTATGATATACAACGAAAAAATACAAATGTTATTGGAGTCCTTAGATGGTAAATTAAGGATTTTACAAAATGGAATTACTGGTGCACAACATATGTCACCATCTGAAGCTCACACTACATTAGAAGATGCAAGAAAGATAGCAGAAAGAATTTCCGAATTAACAAGAATTAATAGATAGATGAATTGGCTTAAATATTTAGTCGGATTTTCTGCACTAATTATAGCCGGTTGTGCAGCATTTTTCTCCGTAACCGGTTTAGGTGTCCTATTTAGTGGAGCAGCTACATCTGTAATGGTGATGGCGGGTACATTGGAATTTGCTAAATTAGTAGCAGCAACCTATCTAAAACAAAAGTGGGAAGAAATTAAGGGATTTAATAAGTGGTATTTGGTATCAGCGGTGGCATTATTGATGATTATCACATCAGCGGGTATATTTGGATATCTTTCCAACGCATTTCAACAACAAAATTTAAAATTACAGCAAGTAGATAGAGAAATTGCAGTATATTCTACTAAGATTACTACCAACGATGCACAAATTACTCAATTATCCACACAACTAGGTCAATTATCCACAACACAAAACACAATTTTAGACAAAGGTAAGGTAAATTCTCGTCTTTTACGCTCAATTGATAGTAAAGATAGACAGGTTGCAACAATTAACAAAAAAATTGGTAGTTTGCAAGACCAAAATGCTAAAAATAACGAAGAAATTAACAAAATTAAGATTACTAACTTAGATTTAGAGAAAGAAGTGGGTGGATTTAGGTTTGTTGCCGAAGCATTTGGTATGGAATTAAAAAATGTTGTAAAATTCTTCATATTTTTGATTGTAATAGTATTTGACCCGTTGGCAGTAGCGTTAATTATTGCATTTAATGGTTTAATTGAAACTAAAAAACAAAAACAAAGAAGATTATTGGGTGAAATGGTAGAGAATGACCAAAAATTGGGTTTATATGATGATTTAGACTATTTGATGGAAGAAAATTATAAAGGTTACGAAGTTTACGGAGATGATATTATTAACGAAAACAAAGAAAATGAGACTGACGCAGAAAATGAAGAGAAATCTACTCACTCTATTGATGATGTGGGAAATCTTACACTTAATGATGAAGTAGTAGACACAATTCCTGATTTAAAATGGGAACCATATATGCACCCAGAATTTCCATGGCAAAAAAGAAATTTATGGATAAATAATCCAAAAGCCGTTCAATATTGGTTAAATTCCAAAGGTGGTAGTGCAAAAGAACTAAATAAAATAAAAAACGAAGAAGAAAATACAAAAACTTATTAATTATTTGGTATTATAAAATTATTTTCGTATATTACAAATATGAAAAAATACGCATTATTTATAGGAAGATGGCAAACGTGGCATAAAGGCCATGAGTGGTTAATCAATCAACAATTAGAGAAGGGAAAGAATTGTTGGGTAGCAATTAGAGATGTTCAACAAGATGAGAACAATCCAAAGACAGCACAAGAAGTTTTAAAAGAATTACAAAACGAACCATTTTTCACAAACAATTGGGATAAGATTATGATATCAATTATTCCAGATATTGAAAGTGTAAATTATGGTAGAGGTGTGGGTTATGATGTAATTTACCACGAACCACCAAAAGAAATTGAAAAAATTAGTGGAACAGCAATTAGAAAGAAGTACATTGATTCAAATGGTGATGAAGTAATCTATACAATGGATAAATAATGATAGTAGAAAGAAAGAGACACATTGCTAAAACCATATCGTATCGAATTATAAGTACATTGGTTGGATTTTTATTAATGTGGTTGATAAGTGGTTCAATTAAAATTGGAGCAGCATTTGGAGTAGCAGAATTGATTTATAAACCCATACAATACTATATTCACGAAAGAGTTTGGTATAAGTGGATTAAATACGGATTAAAAAAATAAAATATGAAATTAATAGTTGATAAAGGTTCTAACGGACTAACGACAAGAGAGTTTACGGAGTATCTAAAAACCCCATGCCTTAAAACAGAATTCAAACAATATGAAGCGGATATGTTAAGAAAACAATTAGAACAAGGACTAACCGATTATCCTGGATTGGGAATATCAGCAACTCAATTAGGAATTAAGAAAAGAGCTTGTTTAATTAAATTTGGTGATGAGGAATTATTCTTATTAAATCCAATTATTAAAGAAAAGTCAAAAGAAGGATTTCTTTTTATGGAAGGGTGTTTATCTATCCCAACATCACTTACAAAACCAATAAGAACTATTAGAGCATGTAAAGTCGTAGTTGATACGGATAATTTGGGTGAGTTGACATTTGAAATTAATACGGAAGGTGATAAAGTAAACGAACAAATTTCAAAAGAAACAATGATGACAGTTATTGTTCAACACGAAATTGACCATTTAGATGGGTTTACAATTAAAGACAGAGTTTATAATACACAAGTGGTAAAAAAAGTAGACTTTGGTAGAAATGAAAAAATTGTAATGAAATCAAAAGACGGAGAATTAGTTGAGGTTAAATTTAAAAATGCAAACAAATATTTTTTAGAAGGATACGAAATAGTTTAATATGATATATACAATACTTACATTACTTATAATTACATTATTATATGTAGTTTATAATCTTCTTCAAAAATTAGAAAAATACGAAGATACATACGAAGAAACACAAAAATTTATACAAACAGAAATTCAAAGAAACGAATCATTATTAGAAGCGTTAAGACAAATTGATAGTAGTGAAATGTTTGAGAAAGATGATGAAGTTGGTTCTATATTTTATCAAATCAAAGAAACAATAGAAAAATTCAAACAACAAAAAGATGCCAATTAGAAAAAAGAGGGGCCCGAATAGACAATATTTTCCAAAAGATACAGAAGATGCAATCATTGAATATAATTTAACTAATGACCAACATATTAAAGATAAATTATATAGAGAGAGAATTGCTTCTGCATTTGAAAAACTTGCAGAAATAGTTTATAATAAATGGAAGTTTACTTATTTTGATGATGACCCAAAAGATGTGATGGCAGAAGTTGTTGCATTTATGATTGAAAAAATTCATATGTATAAAGCTGGTAAGGGCAAAGCATTTTCTTATTTTACTATTGTTGCAAGAAATTATCTTATATTAAATAATAATGCAAATTATAAAAGATATAAAGATACGGATGTGATGTCAGGATTACCTGAATCATTTGATACCGAAAATAACTTTAGAGAAGAGGAAAGAAATGATGAACATAGAACATTTAATGTTAGAATGTTACAATATTGGGATAAACATTTAGAAAACCATTTTCCTAAAAAAAGAGATATGCAAATTGCGGATTCCGTATTAGAATTATTTAGGAGAGCAAATTATATAGAAAATTTTAATAAAAAATCATTATATCTTTTAATTAGAGAAATGACAGGACACCCAACACATTATATTACTAAAGTTGTGAATAAAATGAAAGAAAGACAAATGTCACTTTATAATGAATTTGATAGAGAAGGTGATATAAAAATTTAAAAATGATACAATTAGGTTTATCGGGATTTTATCACGACTCAGCAGCTGCATTAGTAATAGATGGTAAAGTAATATGTGCAATAGAAGAAGAAAAACTATCAGAAATTAAACATGATAGTTCTTTTCCGTTTAAAGCAATTCAATGGTGTTTAGAATATACAAAAATAACAATTGATGAAGTTGATATGGTTTGTTGGTATGAAAACCCAAAAGACAAATATTATAGAGTTAAAGAAACCATTGGTAAATGGGGCGGTTTGAGATATCCAAAAAAATGGAGAGAATTTAATAAAAGGTGGCATCAAACCGAAGGTGGTTTGAAAAAAATATTAAAATCAATTGGTTATGAAGGAATTATCACTTACACACAACACCACCATTCACATTTAGCATTATCTTATTATACATCACCATTTGATAAAGCAATCGGTTTGTCAATTGATGGAGTTGGAGAAAGACATTCGGTATATGTTACAATGTGTGATGAGAATGGATTTCATACAATACAAACATTACATTTTCCACATTCATTAGGATTAATATATTCTGCATTTACTGCTTATTTAGGATTTAAACCAAACGAAGGTGAATACAAAGTAATGGGATTGGCACCATACGGAGATAGGAACAAATATCATAGTTTATTTGACAACATCGCCACTATTGGTGATGAAATTGATATTATTAAACTTAATATGAAATATTTTACATGGGAAACATCGGATAATGATATGTTTAACCAAAAACTTATTGATTTAATTGGATTTCCTCCTAGATTTAAAGACGAACCAATCGAACAGCATCATAAAGACTTAGCTGCTTCACTACAAAAATGGTATGAAGCTTCTTTATATTTTATTATCAATAGAGTTACTAATATTTGGGAATGTGAAAATTTAGTATTGGGTGGTGGATGTGCTTACAATGGAACTGCTAATGGTAAAATAAAAACAGCTACATCAATTAAAAATGTTTGGGTTCCATTTGCTCCATCGGATAGTGGTTCTGCAATCGGTGCATGTTTATATCAGCATCATATTGTAATGGGTAATCCAAAAATAAAAGGTGGTGATAATCAAT